CATTTTCATCTTCTTCTTCATATACAGGGTATTGTACAGCACCAGTAAATTCGTTGGTATCATCTTCACCTGGAATTTCATAGTTCTCAAGAAGACGCATATATTTTTTTATTTTTAATAACTCTTCATTGAGTCCCTTTTTATTAGCCATATATAGATAATATTATTACTTATAAATATATTAAAATGTGGCTAAATTTTTGATTTGAGGAAACTATTTATTATAAAACAAATTAATTATGAGAATCAAGAATATCAAGATTATAAATGAAGGAAAGAATGGTAGTTTGTTGTCTAAAAAGTCTAAAGTCAACGAAGCTGAAATGCCTGACATGGAAGATAAGTCAGAAGGTGATATGACCGATAGATACATGTTTTTTGGTAATTTGATGCAAATTCACAGACAAACAGGTAAATTATTGGAATTAAATAAAGAAGAAGTTCATGAGTTGCTTGAAAATGGTCATGATTGGGCTGAAGATCACATGGCTACAGCTAAAGAAAGTATTGATCAAGTATTTGATTTTATCATGAACGAATTCAAGGGTGCTGGTAACGATAAGGCTCCGACAAATATGGCTTTGGGTTTTACTAATGAAAATTTCTTTGCTCTGGTTGATGAAATTATCAAGGAAGAAACTGGTGAATATGCTATTGAGGATTTGGTGGTTACTAATGGTAGACTTTGTGAAGGTAAAATTACTCCTAATAAGTTAACTGATATGGTTAATGAAGCTTTGGCAGAATATTATATGATGACAGAAGAAAACCTAAACGAAGCTGAATATAAAGGTAGAAAAGTATCGCTTGGAAAGATTTCCAAAGGTGATGTTAAGAAATATAAGGTTCACGTTAAAAACGGTAAGGGTAATGTGGTAAAGGTTGAATTTGGGGATCCTAATATGGAAATTAAAAGAGACAATCCAAAGAGAAAGAAAAGTTTTAGGGCAAGACACCATTGTGAGAATCCAGGCCCTCGTTGGAAGGCAAGATATTGGGCTTGTAAGACATGGTCAAATAAACCAGTATCCAAGATGGTTGGTGAAGATAAGAAAAAGAAATAAAAAAAGGGATCAAATTTGATCCCTTTTTCATTTAAGCTATTGTTCTTCCTTTTTCGAATCGAGCTTGTCTATCTTCAAGTCCGTTGTAACCACCATTGATTTTTTTAGTGATTGTTTTGAAGTTAGTAAGATTTGGTTCATCAGTAACCTTTTTGGTTAAATCCAATTTATCAGCAAGTTCATTCAAATGAGTTTTGTTCCAGAACCAACCAGCAGACATTGTAGACCATTTCAATTGTTCATCAGATGATACCTTAGAACTTTTACCACCCAAAAGTGTTGGGTTGTTGACAAAGTCAGTTCCAAAAGATTCAGATAAAGATTTGTAGTTAGCTTTACCAGTGATTTGGATAAGACCTCTACCCTTGTATTTAGGGCCGTCACCTGGGTTGATGTTTCCAAGATCTTTTCTGTTATTATATGCTTCACCTGAAGCAAGTTCTTCAGTGTAGAAAAGACTACCTGATTCATGCCCAACTTGTGCTAAAAAAGCAACTTGTCTTGCTGGGGTGTTAATTTCATACTTAGCACATGTTTCTATGATATGTGGTAAGAATTTCTCAGCCAATGCGTCTGAGCAACCTGTTGTTTTGATAATTAATTCTTTTGTCATAAACTTTTAATTTATTTATAAATATTTATATTAAATCAAAAGAACATGAATTTTGAAGAATTAATCAGGAATATAGGCTGGAATCTGAATCAGGCCATGGAAAAAGCAAAAAACGGTGAAAAATTCACAATTAATATTGTGTCAGCTCAACGTTTTCAAGAAATGTGTGTCGAGGATATCAATAAAGTTTATAAAAATATAGATAAGGGTTTTGAAGATACTATGATTAACAAGCATGATGCTGAAGAATCTGGAAAATATACTAAAAACTATGATTTTCAAGGAGATATAAGCGAATCATCATGGATGAGTACGAGAGCTGGAGCTTTAGGTGAGGTATTTGGCGAAGCTCCAAGATTATCACAATGTTGCCAACAAGAAATTGTAAATAATGAATATTGTTCCCATTGCGGAAAGAAATGTAAGGAAATGCCTACTGAAGGCAGTTTAAATGAGGAAATAAATAAGATTAAAAAACTATTCTAAAAAATGGCAAAAGAAACATCAAATGCAGGAACTTTCGCAAGGAAAGAATCAAGAAGAAGACCAGGAATTCACTCGAAAAACAAAGCTGGTAGGAACAAAGGTTCTAAAAATTATTTGAAACGTTATAGAGGACAAGGTCGTTAATTAAAAAAACCCAACATTAAGTTGGGTTTTTCTTTTAAAATATCATGAAGTAAACTTCGTGCATTGGTCTTGTTACGGCCACATAGTGAACATTTCTTTCTTCTTGGTCAATGTCACCATCTTTAGTTAAGTAAGTGTAATCATCATCAACACCATATCTTTCTGCTAATTCTGGATCGAGCGAATTAACAATAACACATCTTGGGAATTCTCTACCCTTACTTTTGTGGATACTGGTAATAAATTTCATTGACTCTTTGTTTGCTTCAATAAACTGTACCAGTTTTTCAACGCTAACAAAATATGAGGTAATTCTATCCAATCTACGTTTCAACGATGGATTTATATTGTTTTCCTTAATATGCCTAAGCTCATCATTAGTTATAAAATTATTATATCTTATCTTAAGTTTACTTTTAAGACAATATTCTTCGAGGTCTTTAATAACATTATTGGTTCTAACAAGAATTGCCAATGGTCTATCATCATTTATCATTTCAATTAAATCAAACTTATCAATAAGATCATATTTAACACTACCATCATTTTCAGAGTGTGGTATAGCTGTGATTTTACTGTACTTATTAGCGTGTTCAACTATTTTTTTATCAGACCTGAAGTTTTTTGTTAAGGTCATTCTTGTGGTCTTATGTTTTGATGTAAGTAGTTGTTCAATCATATCACAGTTTGCACCTGAGAACCCATAAATAGATTGATTTTCGTCACCAATAAGATAGTATTGTTTGGCTTTTATAGCCAACAATATTTTTAGTTGTAAAGTTGATGTATCTTGGTATTCATCAACAAATATGTGGTCGTAAAGACCCTCAAAATATTTAATATATTTTGGATCACGTGATAGCTTTTCAGTGTCTATCAACATGTCAGCAAAATCTCTTGATTGAGTTTCTCTTAGGAATTTATCGTAATCAACGTAATGTTCAGGCTTTGGTAATTTGAATCCATCTGATGTTTGTAATTTAAACGCTGAGAACGATGCTGATACCTGATTTCCTTCTTCATAAAAGAAGGTTAACATTTGTTGATATTCATCTTTAATATTTTTGGGTGCTCTTGGAGCTGGTTTATATTTTTCTTTATACCAGTTCACAAAATCATAAAATGTGGCAATCTTTTTAAATCTGCCCATTTTGCCAAGTAAAGAAGCTGTGAAACTATGAATTGTTGTGATTTTAACGTCATGTTTGATACGGCGTTTTAATTCATCAACAGCGTCATTTGTAAAGCTAAAAAATATGATTTTTTGAGGATCCACTCCATCGTCAACCATTTTATTTAATCTACCAACAGTTGAATGTGTATTATGTGTAACAATATGATTATCTGTTACATAAAGATGATCGGTGTGATCTATTTCAATACATTGACATTCAACATTATCATAAAACTCAATTTTATCAAAAGCTCTATAGGGTATATATGTCTTACCCTTATCAGCTAATAAATCTTTTTTCCTTGGTAGTGTAAATGCTTTATATTTTAATTCTTTAGGAAGACATATAGACATTACATAAGCCTGATTACAATCTACATATATACCATTTTTTTTATATCTACCTTTTTTTAATGTAACATAAACAATTCCACCAATAGAATTAACCAATTCAACAATATCATCCGACATTTGTTTTGAAGATAATGTTATGTACACCGAATTTTTATCAACATAACCATCTGTATCTAATAAACCGTTTAATAACCTTAATCTTTGTTCTTTAGATGCTGTTAAATATTCTTTTGGTATAAATTTACCAACCGATAGATGTTCCATTAAACCTAATGATCTTAATTGATCGATTAATTCATTTTTATGATTAGGTATTTCTTTAGATATATAGTAATTTCCAGGATCACCTTTTTTTTCTTTTAATTTCAAATCATATTTTTCAATTAATTTTTTTATTTCATCTAAAATTAACTGATCACTATTGGTAAAAGTTACTTGTGAATTACGACTCATACCACCATCACCAAGTAAACAACCTAATAAATATGGGTCTATTGGTAAGTTTTTTTCTTTATATGCTATGTCAGTCAAGGGTATATAATAAAATTTATATTTAATACCTCTTGAATCAGTTTTAAACAATTTTTGTGCTATTTTATCAGTTGTTAAAACACTATAATTCTTACTATATGTGGATCTTTGGTTTCTGGTTTGAACTTTCCAAAGGTGTTCGTGTCCAGCATAAGTAAATGAACCATCACTAAAAGTTATTTTAAATACTTCTTTTATACCTTGTGGATATATATTAGTTATTTTACTAATTTCACCTGTTGGTGTTAAAACTTCATCGCCACATTTAAGGTCGCCCATTCTAACCCAACCATTTGGCGTTAAAACTTTACAAAATAAAGGTTGTTCTTTACCTGAGCCAGCTGTTGCGGAAAGAATTATTGAATCGGTGCCAGAATAATTGATAAAATCTAATTGTTCATCGGTGTAATTTGCCATGATATTTTTTCTATTTTCAACAAATGTAAGAAATATTTTCCAAAACACAAAAATAATGTTTATTTTTTTTGACCCATTATTATATTTATTGCTGGAACCTCGTGTTATTTGCCTTGAGTCCTTGTGGCTTTGGAGTTGTCTAACTGGCAACAAAAAGGTAGGTAAATTAAAAAAAGAGGAAAAATATATGTATCACACAACGTACACCTATAACAATGGGTCAACACCGTCTGCATATTTAACAGTCGGTAAAAACAGAGTTAAACAGTACAACAATACTGTTTACATGAATGATAAACAAGAATTCGAGATTGAACTGTTCAATCCAAAAACCACATCTGTTCTCGTAAAAATAAAATTAAACGGAAATTATATCTCAACCAGAGGTATCTATTTGAAACCAGGTCAACGCATATTCTTGGATAGATTTATTGATAATAACAATAAATTTTTATTTTCAACATATGAAGTTGGTGCTTCGAATGAGGTTAAAAAGGCAATAGCTAATAATGGTGATGTTGAAATCGAATTTTATGATGAATACATTGCCCCAATATTGACAACTAATACTTTCTGGTATTCAAGTCAACCAATATCCAATAACTTTCTAAATAACCCAACTGTTATGACTACCGCTACCAATACTTTGAATAACACGAGTATGGTTGGTCAAGTTAGCTCAAGAATATTACGTAGTTCAAGTTCTAATAGTTCAGCAACCATGGATTCATTAGAAAGTATTGAAACAGGTAGAATTGAAAAGGGTGACGTTTCAAACCAATCATTTACAGAAGTTAATGGTAGTTTTAACACCTATTACTCAACCAGAACCTACTGGAAAATAATGCCGCAATCACAAGAACCTGTGCAATATGCTGCTGTGCAGAACTATTGTACTTCTTGCGGTACCAAAATTAAGAAAGAATCCTACAATTTTTGCCCAAAATGTGGGAATAAATTAAAATAATAATAAAATCTACGAGGTTCCAAGAAAAAGTGATAGAAATATCACTTTTTTTATGTCTTTTAGCTAAATATAAACTATTTATTATAAAAATATCATTTATTATGGCAGTAAAATATAGAATTACAGAAGCTCAATTGATGAGCATTCATAAACACTTAAACGAATCTGTTGAAGACGAATCCATGATGGAAACTCCTATGGAAGATGAAGCTATGATGGAAACTGAAGAAGAGGAAGATGAAACAGTTAAGGAAGCTGAAGCAACTGCTTTACCTAAGAAACCTTATGCTCCAGAAGCTCACAATCCAAAGCACATGGCTAAAGGTTCTATGCATGAAGAAGTTGGTAAAGAAAAATTTACTGGTACAAAGGTAGCTGGAACTAAAGGTGAAGGTACTTGGGATAAAAATGTGAAGAGTGGTAAAACACCTAAGGATGGTATCAAATCTGGTGGTAAATCTACAGATATTGAGAAGGCAAAAGCAGCTACTGGTGTATGGGATGGTGTGAGCAAAAAATCAGCAGATGCTACAGCTCACATGGTTAAAGGAATGAAAGCTGGTGAGGTTAAAAATTCTATGGGTGCTCCAAAGAGTGCAACTAAAGATACAGCAAAAGCAACATCAGGTGTTGCTAAAGAAGCTACTAAGCACGTTGAAAAATCGTTGAAAAGTGCAGGTGGTATGAAAGATATCGAATCCGCAAAAGCTAAAACTGGTACTTGGGAAAATGCAAAAACTGGTACAGTTAATGAAGAGAAAAAAGAGTCTTTAACACCAAAGCAAATGAAAGACAAGAAAAAAGAGGCTATGGAAGCTATGAACGCTAAAATGGACAAGAAATAATATTTAATTGGCAATATCACAAAAAAAAGCGACTATTCTTAGTCGCTTTTTGTTTTTCTGGATAAAAATTTGTATTTTAATTGTTGTATACTATCAATATGTTCAAATAAGACATCCCTGGTTTTAGATATAAATTCATATTTTTTTGTTCCTAATGTATTGATCATGTCTTTAGCAATTTCAACAGTTCTGAGAGTTGTGTTAACATCAACAAATTCTTCTCTTGTGTGCATGTTGTGATATCCAACAGAAATATTGATACAACTAAAATCGTATTTATTTTTTAACACACATACGTCTGTATATGGATGATTACCAAGAGTGTATTTACCCATATATTTTTCAAGTATTGGTTGTATATGATTGTAGAATTCACCATTTTCATCAAACAATTTGACACCGTAGGAAACATGTGATACCCAGTTATGATATGGGGCATCGAATTGTATTGCATACCCAACATTATCAAAAAAAATAGGGTTGGCCATTCTTGCGCCATAACAACCGAATTCTTCACCTACCAGAAATACAGCCTTAATATTGTTTAAGGATTTGATAACCTCAAGACAAACAAAAACGCCACATTTATCATCTCCCCCAATACCTGTGGGCATACCGCTATCGTTGTATGCTGATAGACATAACATTCCATGATCTAATGTCTCTCTGATATTTATTGATTCCAATTCATGTACTGTATCTGTATGGGCAACAACACAAGGGTAAAATTCAGCTTCTCCTTTTGTTACATAAATGTTACCGACATCATCAACTTCATACGATACATCATTTTCTTTTAAAATATTACATATTTTCTCAACCAATTTTTCTTCATTTGCAAAATATGTTGGGGTTGATAATATATCTATTAAATTTTTAATTTGTTGTTGCATATAGGTAATTCTGTGTCTTAAATATTTTTCTTAAACTGAATTTGGTTATATTTTTTGAATACTTGTTTACAACAGGTTTACCTGTATTATATGCACCCAAAGCCAATTTCCAACTCCCATATTTGTCATGTAGAGTCTTCAGTAGTTTGAATGAAAGTATTACATTAAGTTCAGTATTATTCAATAGTTCTTTTCTCGTGATAGTTGAATCGCATACAGCATTGGCCGTCTTCAACTTTAGCTGCATTGCCCCATAAGCCTTAGATTTTGAGGTTCTTTTTGGGTTATATGTAGTATCAGTAGGGCCTTTATAATTAGTTTCATAATAAGGTATACCATAAGCAATATTTCTTGGAATACCATATTCTTTTGAATATTTCTCAATGTAGAAATACATTTTAACCGATTCTGGAAAATGGGTAAATTTCTCAGATCTGATAAAATTATTATATGAGAACCATGAGCATAATCCAATCGAAATAACCGACAAAACAATTACAAACAATTTCTTTTTCATATGTTATAGTTTTTAAAAATAAATATACCACTTATTGCTAAGTGGCACAAATATACTAAATAGTGTGTAAATATCCAAATTAAGTAGTGGTTATTTTGATATTTAGCTTATCATTTTTCTTATCGTAACCAACGGTAATATGTGCAAATTTAGGCATATGTTCTTTTAACAATTCCTCGGAAATAGGATCTTCGAGGTATTTTTGAACTGTTCGTTGAATTTCTCTGGCTCCGTAATTTTTGTCATAACCTTGTTTTAATACGTATTCTTTAACGTTTTTACCAATTTCAAGTGTATAACAAGATTCGAGTAATCTCTCTTCAAGATCGTTTAATTGTATATCGATAATTTTTAATATACTTTCATCTTTAAGATAATTAAAGTAAATTATATCATCTAACCTATTTAAAAACTCTGGTTTGAATTGCTTTTTCAAAGCTTTTTCTATGATATAATTTGCGTTTTTCAAATCATCTTCTGAACCATCGGCGCTAAAACCAATTTTGGTTCCGAAATCTTGAACTTCTCTAATACCGATATTAGATGTCATAATGACGATGGTATTTTTAAAGTTTATTTTTCTACCTGATGAATCTGAAAGATGACCTTCATCCAGTAATTGGAGTAGGATATTAAAAACATCTGGGTGCGCTTTCTCGATTTCATCGAACAATATTAATGAATAGGGTTTATTCTTAATTTTTTCTGTAAGTTGGCCGCCTTCTTCATAACCAACATATCCTGGAGGTGAACCTATAAGTTTACTTACATTAAATTTCTCACCGAATTCAGACATATCAAATCTGATTAAAGCATCTTGTGTTCCGAAGATTTTTTCAGCGAGAGTTTTGGCAAGTTCCGTTTTACCAACACCTGAAGGGCCTATAAACATGAAAGAACCAATTGGTCTACTTTTTCTGCTTATACCAGTTCTATTACGTCTGATAGCTGAAGCAACTTTTTGAATTGCTTCATCTTGACCTATCACAGAATCTTTTAATTCAGTGTCTATTTGAAGTAATCTTTGAATTTCGTTTTGTGAAACCCTACTTACAGGTATACCAGTCATTGATGATACAACATCAGCTATCATGTTTTCATCGATAACAACTCTATCTATTTCAAGACTTTTTTTCCAAATACCAGATTCTTTATCAAGTTGTGTTAATAGTTTCTTTTCCTTATCTCTAAGGTCTGCTGCTTTTTCAAAATTTTGTGTTTTAACAACATTTTGTTTCTCAACTTTAATTTCATTAATCTCGTCTTGTAGATCTTTAATGATTTGAGGTGGTTTTATATTAATGTGTGTGCGTGAGCCAGCTTCATCAAGTATATCAATAGCTTTGTCTGGAAATTCACGATTGGTAATATACCTATCAGCAAGTCTTACAATTTCATCAACAGCATCTTCAGTATAAGTTACTTTATGATAGTCCTCATACTTGTTTTTTATGTTCATTAAAATATCTCTGGTTTCAGTAATTGATGGTGGGTTAACCATTACTTTCTGAAATCTTCTATCAAGTGCACCATCTTTTTCAATGTGTTCACGATATTCGTCAAGAGTTGTTGCACCAATGCATTGTATTTCACCACGAGCAAGAGCTGGTTTGAATACATTTGCAGCATCAAGGGAACCAGATGAATTGCCAGCACCAACCATTGTGTGTAGTTCATCAATGAATAATATAACCTGATCGTTATCACGAACTTCATCAAGTAACGCTTTTATGCGTTCTTCAAACTGGCCACGATATTTTGTACCAGCAACCATTGAGGTTAGGTCGAGCGTAACAAGACGCTTACCTTGCAATGTTCTGGGACAATCGTTATTTGCTATTTTAATGGCCAATCCTTCAACGATAGCTGTATTATGGCTCAATATACCATTAGTGTAATATCTGTGGTTAGAATCGTCTGATAATTGCAAATCATACATATTCTCTTGATATCCAAGATTGGTTACGGATACAACAGAGGCACAACCAATATCATCATTAGTATGAACTAAGTCACCTGGTTTCAAATTTTTAACATAACATTCAATAGGTTCTGTCGATTCACTCATATTATCGAGTTGTCTTACCATGTTAACCATACGAGGTAACATAACAATATGGTTATCAGCGCATTTAAGTTCAAATCCATTATCCAATATTAAATGATAAACATTGTACGATATTGTTTCATGTAGTTTATCAATTTTTTGAAATCCATTGTCCGTTAAAACACTAAAATTTTCGATATTCCAAGTTTTGGTGAATTTTTTATGCCCTTCTTCATTTGGGTAATCCTTATCTAACTGAGCCAACGACTCTTGTTCATAAAATTCGTAGTAATTCATTGTCATTTTTTTGCAAATTTAGTTATTTATTCTCGGATTTCCAAAAAATCCAAACATTTTTTTATTGTTAACTCTTTATTCTTTTTATACTCCGATTCCCATATTGTTAAGAGCTGAAAACCGTTTTCAATAGCAACTTCCGTTTTTCTTTTATCTTTAGCCCATATATCTGATGCTGTTAGGTTTTGTCTAAACGGATTGGGCTTATCATTTTCATTATATTTAATTGGGTTTGCATGATAACAGTCACCGTTAAATTCGATAATTTTCATTTTATTCCTATCAACAAAATCATATTGATAAAATTCACCACCCTTTAAAGATATAAAATATTCTTTATTTTTTGTAGCAAAAAAAACGTCAATTTTTTCTTTAAATGAATATTCGTCTAATAGTCGATAAAATAATTCTTGTGATATTCTTGAAAACCCACATTTTAAATTCCCATTTTCAATTAATGAAGTTTGCCACTTAACTTGTCGTTTAGTATAGATAAGGTTACCAGTTCCTTCACCATGTTTATCAATACATTTTTGAAGTGTAAACGTCCTCTGATGATTAGATACTTCAACCTTAGCGTCATCTTCCGTTAAACCCCTTTTAATCCAATACTCAATATTTGATGGTAATAACCGTTTCTCAAAATCAACAGATTTAGCCGCATTCTTTTGGTTTTCAGACACTTTGATCTTAGCATCCTCCTCCGAAAAACCCCTATTAACCCAAAACCTAATTTGAGTTGGTGCTAAAGCCCTATCTAAAGCCATTTCATCAGTCAAACCAAATAAAATCTTATAATATTCATCTGACCCCTTTATTTTATTTTTAAGTGTGGTTTTTATCTCTTCACATTTTTTCAACGACTCATCATAAGTTAAACCAGACAACAACCAAAAATAAGGATGAATCCTCGATTCTATGTTAGTTCTCTTATTTTTATTTTTAAAAATATCAATAGGCAAATAAGCCAGTTGCCTTATGAAGTATTGATCTTGATTTTTGTGTGTTGGACAACCATCATTTTGACAATTTTTTATCACATACCTATCGGTTAAAACATCAAATGTTAAATCGGATTTACATAAATTACAAACTGGTCTACCATCAAACGTAAATTTAAACTCACCGTATTCGAATTTATTTACGTTACCACATTCCAAAGATTTAACTGGTTCAATATTTCTCCTTTTTAATAACCAAGTATTAAATTCGGTTATAGTATTACCACGCTCCAACCAAAAATCCAACTTAAATGCTGACCTATTCTTAAAACCAAGATAATAAATTAATCTTTCAGGTAAAACCGATGATTTTAAAGAAATATCTAATTCGGATAAATCATCATATAATTTACCTATCTTTTCACCAATACCTTCAACATTTACAAATTCATTATTTTCTTTGATAAATGTTTTTAAATCATTAACAGTTTTAAAATATTCTTTAAAATCAAAACTTTCTTTTTTTGTTACAATTCTCATACCACAATAAATAGTATAAAAATTAAGAAAGTAAATCAATTATTTAAAAAAAAGATTACTTGGCATCGGTAAGCGATGTTAAAAAATCATTGACTGATATACTAAAAATTTCACCAGTTAGGTCATTTCGTAAACATATATTAGTTTCTTTAATATAGCATTTACCAACACCTGGATCACCAATAAGAACTGGGTTGTTCTTTTTGCGTCTGGTGAGGATTTGGGCAACACGTTCAACTTCAGCTTCTCTACCAATTACAGGATCGAGTTTACCCTCAGTTGCAAGAATGGTTAAATCACGACTGAAGTTATCCAAAACTGGGGTTTTAGATTTTTGTCTATTTGAATTATTGCCATCATATCTCTTTTCGAAGTTTTCATCGAGTGGGAATGTAGAGGCAGTTGGTGTTAGTTGTTTAAGTCTTCTTTGCATAAATGATTTTGTTATACCGTATTCGTTCATTATTTTGATGATTTGATTATCGAGATCAAAACAACTCATAAAAAATGTGTTGACTGTAATTGCATCATTAGATTTTTGGGCACATTTTTTTACCAATACCTTAAGAGAATCTTCGAAATTAAGAACTTTTTCTGTCCTTAATTCTGGGTCAATATCTTCCGATATACTTCTGTTATGATCTTCAATGTCATTTATGAAAACATCAAAATCCTCAAGTTTTTTACTAATTATTTCACTGATGATATTGTTTGTAGTGAGTATACCGTACAGAACGTGTTCAATTCTAATTAGACTATCATTTAAAATTATTGCTGATTTATAACCCTTTTGAAAAGCTATCCTCAGCTCGTTGCTCATTTTTTCTTGCATCTATAATTTGATTTTATACAAATGTAATAATAATTTCCGAAACAACAAAATGTTTTTATCAAAAATTGTTTTTATCCGCTTTTTTTAGTATATTTGTAATAATATAAAATAAATATTGTTATGAATAAATCAAAAGCTATCTTAGGTACTAAAATCTTATGTGAATATGACTCTTCAAATATTCATAAAGCTCAATATGATATTGAGTCTAAATTACTCGAAATTACGTTTAGTAATGGTTCAACTTATGAATATGATAATGTAGACCATAAAACATTTACGGAGTTTGACATGGCAGAAAGCCAGGGTAAACACTTTAACAAAAATATAAATAAAAAATTTACATTTAGAAAAAAATGAAACTAATATTTCTTGATCATGATGGCGTGATGTGTCTTCAACCGCAATGGGGTTCAAGAGCGAAAAGACCAAACAAATATGATGTTGATTATTTTGATAAGGGTTGTGTACAAATATTAAATGAAATTTTAATAGAAGTACCTGATGCTGAAATAGTTGTATCTTCTGATTGGAAATACGATTTATCTTTACCTATGATGAGGGAAATGTACTCTTGGCAAGGTGTGATTAAACAACCGATAGGTTTCACAGGTACATTCAATAATAGTGTTGCAACTACCCTCGAATTTAATCGTGCACAAGAAATCAATCAGTGGTTAAATGTGCATAATATTAATGAACCATGGGTAGCAATTGACGACCTTGATATGAAGACATGGTTAACCGACCATTTTGTAATTTGTTCGAAAGATAATGACGGTATAAAACAAGATGGTATCAAAAATAAAATAATCAAAACATTAAATAATATTTAATATGATTAAAGATATTTTAAAAAAAATTACCCAACAGATTGATAATATCCTTGAACATGAGGACGGTTTGAGTAAACATGATAAAGAGGAACTTAATCGTCTTTTATTGGAAAAAGCAAAAATTGAAAAGGAATTGAGGGATTTGTCATCCGAATTGGATAAATTAACCCAATAATACGGATATTTATACATATGGATTATAGTAATAGAAATTTCGTAATATTTTCAGCTTCTGAGCTTGATAAGATTGATTTCAATCAAATTCTTGAGGACAGTCATGAAACTATAAGAAAATCACTTGATGGAACTTTGGTTTTGATGAAGTATGATGGTGATGTTCCAGGATTTTTATCTGATATGACAACAATAGTTGGCGTATATACATATGATGAAATTTTACCTATATTAGGTACCTCAGTTTGGAATGCTGTAATTTAATAATTTCATGGATATTTATTCATAAGATAAAGATAATTTATGGATAATGGTATAAAATATTCAACAACAACACCCTCGAATGCATTAAGAGCTAATAATGTTGCAATTGGTGCAAATCAAGTTCAGTATGGGCCAACAAGTACAACAGATTTTTGGACTGCGGTTAATCCAGGTTCAAATTATTGTATTTATTATTTTGTTGGGACTTCTGGTGCCCCAAGAATATATTATGTAGATTCAACTCAAATTGTAACTTTGGCCAACCAACTTGGTGGCTCTGGGATAACAACATTTAATGGTGCGTTAAATTATTTTGAAACGCAATCAAATATCCTTGTGACAAATAGATTATATGAAAATATTGTAACAAGCGGACTTGTTTTTAACATTGATTCAGGTTTTATACAATCATATCCTCAAAATGGTAATTCTTGGTGGGATATTTCTGGAGGTAATATTTCTGGTACTTTAACAAATTCACCAACTTGGAACTCTGGTAATGGTGGTTATTTATCTTTTGATGGTGCTTCAAGTTATATAAATTTTGGTTCAAATAATCTTGGTGTGGATGTTGCCAATAAAACAGCGTGTGCATGGATATATCCCACATCATCACCAAGTGGTGTTGCTGGAATTATTGATAAAGAATATGATAATACAGGTAGCGGAGGATCATCAGCTTATGGGGGATGGGGTTTTTGGTTAAACAGTAGTAATAAATTACAGTTCTGGCCTCACGCTAATAAAGATTTAGTTGATACAGGTACAGCATTAACGTTAAATACTTGGAATTATGTTTGTGTAACATGGAATACAAGTACCAAAACAGCCATATTTTATCTTAATGGGTCGACCACAACAACCCAATCAAATTCAGCAATTGTTGAGCAATCTTCAACTGGTGTTAGTTTGGGTATTGGTTTGATAAGACTTGGAGGCCCTGGTGGTGGCACATCCAATTTTTTTCCTGGTAGAATAGCAATATGTCAGGTATATAACAGAATATTATCATCAACAGAAATAAGTCAAAATTTCAATGCTCAGAGGTCGAGATTTGGTATATAAAGTTAATATTTATTAACATGGGTAATGCAGTAAAATATTCAGCAACTTCTTTAACAGGTACAATAAAAAAAGGTAATGTTTTATTGGGTACCGATACTATTGCTTATGGCCCAACTGTTACTACAGATTATTGGTCAGGTGTTGACCCAAGTTTGGTATATTAGGTAGATATAGTGGAAGTGGTGCGCTATATCAAGGTTACATGGGTGCAATACAAATGTATAACAGAGGCTTATCTGCCACAGAAATTTCACAAAACTTTAATGCTCAAAGAGCTAATTACGGAATTTAATTTGTTTTATTCAAAATTATTTCGTATATTTGTTCTATGAACAATGTTAATTCAAGTTATAAAGCATTTATTCAGGAAAATTATCCACAATATGCTGTGTATGAAAAGGTACCAGCACATGGTAGTGCGATAAATAATGTAATACTTGCACCATACAAATCTGAACAAGAAGCTCAAGAAGCCAGAGAAAAATATGGATATAACAATGATAACTATTACATAGATAAAATATACTTTTAATTATGAATAAAAAATTAGATAATACTGAAGATATTTTCTTAATTTTAAAAGCTTGGATCGACCCATTGGAAAATCGTGATGCCTTTGGGTATGAATATCACTCTTATACCAAATCAGAAGAAGAAGCAAAAACCTTTTGTAAATCTCAAGGGTATTGGACAACCAAAGATTGTTGGGCGCTATCATTTGTTAAAGATAAAAAGATGCCAAAATACAAATATAAAAAATTAGGTACTTTATCATCTCAATAATAAAATATAAATAAATGTTATATCATATCACTAAACCTGAAAATATATCCAATATTTTAATTGAAGGATTAAAACCAGATTATAAAAAAGGAATTGGTAGTATAAAATATAAAAAAGTATTTTTAACTAATGACATATGGAAAATAATAGATACCCAATTAGGTAGAAATCATTGGAAAGAAATTGCTATAATATATATTGACACACATAATGTTGAGCCTCACATTTATACATCAACTGGTATTCCAATTAAATCAGATTTTGAATTTGTTACAGATTATATACCACCGAATGATATAAAGAAAATTGAATATATTAAATTATGATAAAGGTAACATTAACAAAAGAAGAATGGGCTTCTGTTCATACATGGGTAGATTCCGCATCAAGAAAAGAATTTGAAAGAGTTTCTAAAGAACGGTTTATTGAATTAGCAAATATAATTAAACCATTTTTTTTTGGATTATACTTCACATCCAATAATCCAGAGGCGCAAAATATTCCATATGATTCGCCACAAACTTTAGAAATACCACGAAGACTTTTTAGATTATTACTTGTTTCTATAGGAATAATTGCTTATAATGTCGATGTTAAAATACCAACAGCAAAAATGGCATATGAAATAGTTACAAAACTTGAGAATCAAGCAGATGATGAATGGAAAGAAAAAAGATATTAAATTATGAATAAAAATAAATTACCTCGTAAACTGAAAAAGAAAATAATTAAGGTTTTTGGTAGAGGAACATATCAAGGAATATCAGAAGGTATTCTTACTATAAAAAGATATAATAAAAATAAAGGATGTATAATAACATATACATTTAATAAAGAAAAAGAAAAAAATATTATTAAAAGAGAATCTGTAATAAATAAAGGAATTAATTTTAAATTTATAATATTATGAATCAATTAGATTTAGATTATCAAGCTCTATTAAAAGACATTTTAGAAAATGGCGTGGAGAAAAAAGATAGGACTGGTACAGGGACGTTAAGTGTTTTTGGTAGACAAATTAAGTACAAATTTAAAGACGGAAAATTTCCACTGCTCACCACAAAGAAAATTCACTTTAAAAGTGTAGTAACCGAACTATTGTGGTTTTTAAAAGGTGATACATCAATAGAGTATCTCTTAGAAAACGATTGTCATATATGGAACGGTGACGCTTATAAGAATTATTGCAAAATTGCAGGCTCTATGGAAGAGCCAGATTATAATATTCATATAGATGACCCAAATCAGAATTGCATGAGATTAATGACAATGGTAGAATTCATCAACCAAATCAAAACTGATGATGATTTTGCTAAGAAGTGGGGTGATTTGGGTTCTATCTATGGACATCAGTGGCGTAATTGGAATGGCAATATTGATCAAATTGCAGAAGTAATTAATAAACTTAAAACAAACCCAGATGATAGGGGTATAATTGTATCAGCATGGAACGTAGGAGAACTCGACCAGATGGTACTTCGTCCATGTCATAACTTTTTCCAATTTTATACAAGGGAGTTAAATGATGATGAGAGATATGATTTATGTGCGGCAAAGAAAAGAAAAATGACTGCAATATCAGAAGAAGATTATATTAAATATAATATCCCAACCAGAGCAATTTCATTAATGTGGAATCAGCGTAGCGTGGATACATTTTTAGGTTTACCATTTAACATTGCTTCATATGGTTTATTACTTGAAATAATTGCAAAAATGGTTAACATGGTTCCTGATGAATTGATTGGAAACTTGGGTGATACTCATCTTTATTCGAATCACATTGAACAAGCGAAAGAACAAATTGGTAAAAAAATTAGTATAGAAGAAAGAACAGAAATGTTGAAAACAGCAATGGGTGAAGAAAAGTATAAAGATGCTGTTTCAGATTTAATGCCGTTTGGCGGTGGTATGAGTGAGTATTTCGAATCGTTTAAAATACCGTATTATACAAGAGAACCATATCCATTACCGAAATTAATAACTGGTAAAACTCCAGCGTTTTTTGAATCTTTATCAAACCACATATCGTTATTTGGTCATTTAGATCCTGATGATTTCAGAGTAGAAAATTATCAATCACATCCAGCAATTAAAGCGCCATTATCAAATTAAATTTTATGAAAATACAAATTAAAAAAATCGAAACTCCACAGGGAGAAATGAAACAATTAACTTTTCAGCAAACATTTATTGATGAATATTTGTCAGACATGAGAGCGATGGGTTTATTAGAAGTGATGTTAGATACAATAGCACTTGAATTTAAACAAATGGCAAAGGAAGCTTTAGTTAACGGTGCTGGACAGGAATGTGAGATAGTGAATCAAAAACGTGTGGTAACCAAAATAGAAGATGGTAATATAACTTTTAATATTGAATAATATAACAATATGAGGTTTGGTAAAAAATTTATTGGGTTTTGCGGATATTTTGCTATAAGTAGAAAATACTTTTTTGAGTATCAGTTATTAGCACCTATTAGGTCTTTAAAAGACGGTATCACATTTTTAAAACTAAATATTAATTGGGATCGATATGAAGATAACCGTAAACCTTCGTTTGAAATAACATTAGATATATTAAACATATATAATCATATTATAATCTATAAAAATGAGTAGAATTAATAGAAGAAATTTAGATCCTTCATATATGGGACTTTTATGTCGTGGAGGTATTTTTGATGCTTTTGATAATGTTATTAAAAGTTATTATCGTATATCCGATGATGAATATGATATAATAGCTGAAAAAGCATCGGAAGATGAATTGGGTATTTTTTTGGATGAAAATCCAAACTTTGCACAAAAAAGAAAACAAATAGAATTATTAAACAAATACGTACAATATTAATATGGAAGAAGTTACAGGAGATTTTATAGAAATCAAAAAGGAATCTTTTGAGCAAAAACTTGGAAGATATAAAAATAGGATGGAACTTGTTAGAACGTTAATAGGTCTAATAGTTCTTTGTATTCAATTTTTTATTTTATATCATTTATACAATCAGAGATAATACTTTACTTTGGTTGATATCTTTTTATTTTTAAAATAAAAAGATTATGAATACTAATGAGGATATTGTACCAGAACATAATAGTGGTACATCTAATTTAGATGAAATGCCTAAGGCATGGGAACCGAAAATGAATAATAGATTCTATTTTACATTCCCAGAATATTTTGATATAAAACCATGGATTGTAAAATCTGTTGAAAGACCTTATATAATGGTTGGTCAAACTATAGAATATAGTACCATGAGAGTTACATTATATGATCCATTAGATTTTTCAGTACCACATAGACTATACAAAATCATGGATAATATAAAAAATGGTAATCCAGATTACAATGAATTTGTGGTTTATTTGGATATGCTTGATCCTACAGGTATGTCTCGTGAAAAATGGGAATATACATGTTCCTTAGATATGATTTTATCTTCGGACTTAGCTTATGATATTGATAATATTTCCACACACGCAATAACATTATCAGTTCACGATGCCAAATTAATCTAATTAAGATAGATATTACCTATTTTCAAGATATTTATAGGTATGAATAATATTTTAAAAAGTTTCAAATTTAAAGATACACTATCACCAGAAATATGGGATAATGTTGAAACTAAGGATTTTTCTCAGATCAAGTTAAACCCAGAGGTCAGAAAACACATGTTGGAGGCTGCTCAGGTTTTCATTGAGTCTATCAATATTGAATTTTTGGATGTTCATGATATACTACTTGTTGGTAGTATTTGTAATTACAATTGGTCAAGTTTTTCAGACCTGGATATTCATATTGTTGTTGATAAAAGCAAAATAAGTGATAATCAAGATCTTGTGGATGAATTTTTAGATACCAAGAAAAAAGAATTTACTCAAAACCATGATATTAAGATAAAAGGTTTTGATATTGAAATGTACGTTCAGGATATTAATAGAGAAGATTTAAAATCTAAAGGTATGTACAGTGTTTTGTATAACAAATGGGTATCTGAACCAACAACATCTGGTGAGAAAATAGACAAGGAATCTATATTGAAAAAGGTCAAATCTTTTTATAAAGATTTGGATCATATAAAAGCTTCCGCAAATACCGATGACAAGCTTAAAATGATCGAAAAATTGAAGGAAAAGATTAAAAGGTATAGACAGTCAGGATTGGATAAAAACGGCGAATTTGGCACAGAAAACATGGTTTTCAAATACTTAAGAAGGGTTGGATTCAATGAAGAATTGAGCGATTTGAAATACTCATTAATTGATAAGAAATTATCACTTGAAAACGAAGAAATGAATACTTTTTAGTATTTATAAACTATTTATAATAAGAATAAGACTATTTATATTAAATTAATTATATATGAGACCAATTGGTTCAGAAAAAATTCAAAATGTTGATGATAAATTAGCAAGAATTAAGCAAATTGCTGGCATCACTGAAAGTTCTAACAAAAATGATGTTAGTTCAACCATCATCCATGAAGCTACAGCTTCTAATGGTGATGAATATGCTATTGTTCAAGAGAACAAATATGTTTATATCAAGAAAAAAATTAACGAATCATATGAGTATATGAGTGGTGTTAATAACATTAAAGAATTCTCATATAAAACAACTGCTGATGCTCTTAAACATCTAAATTTGATGTTTAAAGAAATCAACGAATTGAATGAACACGCTCAACAGGTTGATATTTTAAAAAAAAAAGTAGTATAGATGAACGTTTTGTGATCAAGGTTAAACAACCTGCACAAGCATCTATTCCTGTACAACCTACTCAAGAAGCAATCCCTCAACCAGATATGACGGCACCGACACCTGATGTTGGTGCTGTTGATTTTTCACAACAACCTCAACCTATGGCCGACCCAAATGCGTCAGCTGCCCCAGAAGTTCCGATGACAACACCTGATATGGGTGCTGGTACTGAAGGTGGTGAGGAAATGACATTTAATGAAATACAAAAAACAACTGGAAAACTTGCTCAAGACATGCGTGAGATTGCACAACAACTAACAAATAAAGAATATAAATATATAATTAATTCTGTTTTATCCGCTGTTGATGTTACTAAGTTAACAGATAAGGACAAGGAACAGATTATGAATAAATTGAATGGTAAAGAAGAGGCTCAACAAGATGCAAATCTTTCTGAGGTAGAAGGAGATGATGATAATGAAGACAACACTTACGCATGGGTTAAAGACTTCATGGCTGTACCTATAATTTCCAAAATAGTTAAAATGGCTGGTTTGGATAATTATGAAAATCAAGCAAGTTTAGCATTCGATATATCTGACGCAATAAGAGTGTATATTAATGATTATAATGAGGATATACCTTTTATCCACTATTTAGAATCTATTTTATACAAATTTAAGTACAAACCAAGTCCACTTTTGAGAGGTTATAATGATCTTGATGAAGATGGTAAAGATGTGTATCTTTCACTTGTAAAATTTGGTGAAATGGAAGATAGCCAAAAGATGATTAATGAGGAAAAACAGACTATTTATAGTAATATAATAAAAGACATTAAAAAAAAGTTAAATAAAATATAATGGAAAAGAAATTATCATTAAACGAATCCCTTGATAGACAAAGAAAACTAATGGGATTGAACGAAACAATGAGCTACGAATTTAAGGAAGGTGGCTACGCTGAATATTCTAAACCAATGGAAGAAAGTGAACATGACGAAGAAGAGGGTGAGTTGGATGAAATTTTTGGTATAAATACCGCTATTAAAGGTGCTATTGGTGGTGCAATGCAAGGTGCTAAAAAGGCCATAATATTGAGAAAGATTAACAACCAAATTAAAGTATTGCAAAAAACCATTCAACAAATGACTCAATTTGTGAACAAAAGTGATGGTCAATTTAATCAACTTAAATCGATGCAACAGCAAGTAGCTCAATTAGGTGCTAATGATCCAATCGTTAAACAAATGACAACAGTATTTGGTAACATGGGTACTACATGGAAAGCTCAAAAAGATTCTTTAGCTCAAATGTCACAATTTGTAACATCATTGAGCCAAGCATCTGCAACTGGAGCAGCACAAGCTGATAAAGAAGCGGCAACGCAATCTAACGCTCAGGGTGCGACTGCTCAAAGCGGACAAACTACCCAAACTGGAACGTCTACAACAACACAAGCTCCAGAAACTCAAGCATCAACAACACAGGCTCCAGAAACACAAGCAGCTCCAGAAGTTGATAAAAATGGTAGACCGTTGAATCAAAGTCAATTAAATGCAAGAAATGCTGCAAAAAATAATAAAGCTGCAACAACAACAGTATAATATATGAAAAAAGAACTATTAGAATCACTTAATAAGCAAAGAAAACTAATGGGTTTAAATGAATTTTTAGATCCATCAGTTAATATTGACGCTAAGGGTGCTCTTTCTGGTAATAAACTTGATCTTGGTATTATTCCTTTAGAGGAATTTGAGGAGGAAGATCCAGAACCAGAGGAACAACACGATGACATGGATTATCACGATGATGATATGGATTATCACGATGATGACCCTGAAGATTATCGTAGCGATGATGAACGTGATTTCTATAGAATAAAATCCAATGATGATTTTGCGGATAGGTTCGAAAGAGATTATCCAGATCCAAATGAAAGAGAATGGATGTACAATAGATATAGTCCTGATTGGGGGATGAATGAAGATTATTATAAGGGAGATGAGGATTATAGCAATATAACTGAAAATTTAATCAACAGATTAAACAATATCAATGAAGGTCTTGCAACATATTGGTTACCAAAAGGACAAAAACCTTTACAAAATATTGGAACACCTGATTGGGGTTTAAAAACTGGTTTCAAAACTGGTGTAAATGCTTATACATTTAATTTTTATGGTAAAAGATGGAGTTCTATAGCCAAAAGAATTACTAAAGATTTGAATAATAAGGTTATGCCAACGTTGAATAAATTAATACCGCTTGTTTCTGAGTTAAACAAATTATATGTTGATGTTCAAAAAAATGGTGCTGAGTTCGAAGAATTTAAACAGATAGAAAAACTACAGAATGATATAAATAATTTTTTCAATATCATAAAAAGGGCTCAAGCAACACTTTCATCAGATGAAAAAGGGGTTGACAATCCATCTGCTCAAGAACCAGAGGTTCAATCTTTGGCTAATAAAGCTAATCAAGCTATAAAGTCTAACGATCCGAATCAAAAAAATGATGTTGCGAAACAAACACAGAAGGAGTTACAAAAGGCTAATCAAGAAGGAGATACAATAAGTGTTAAAGCCCTTACAGATATATTAAAATCTTTGAATATAGGTTATAATATTACAAACGTTAATGCTAATGGTACAGATAACACAAATATTTTAAGTCAAAATGCTGATCAAAATAAAAAAGTTGTACCAGCAAAAGCGGCTCCAAAAAAAGTAGCTAAAAAAACTCCGACTAAACAAAAAAAACCTGATTCAAAAGCCCCATCTAATCAAACCAATACTGGTGTACCAAAATTTAATACTTCCACAACTACTGACGATAATACAAATACTTAAAATTAACCCACAGAAATGTGGGTTTTTTTATTTGGTTTTTTAAAGCTAACTCTGGTTGTTTTAAAAAAGGCTCAACATCTTTAAATAAAGATAAGAAATTATCAGAATTAACAAAAGAAAAAATTGAAAAACAAGGTTTTGTAAACCAGTTTTACAATTTACTAAAACTGGTTCTTTAATTAAAGAACACAGATCAATTGAGGATGCTATGAAATTTGTTAATGGGTGTGGAAGTGGTAACAGCTTATGGGTATATTTGGAAATTCAAATAATTTTAGTTATTATTGTAATAACTAAAAAATATAGATTATATGAAAAAAAAATTAATAGGTTGTATAGGATTAGCTCGTTCTGGCAAAGACACAATATCTGATTTTCTTTGCAAATATCACAAATACAATAAATATAGTTTTGCTGACCCACTAAAACGTGGTTGTATGGCCATGTTTGGATTCACCGAAGAACAAGTCTTTGGTGATGCAAAGGATACTATCGATCCTGTATGGGGTTGTACTCCAAGAGATATATTAAAGGTTATGGGAACTGAAGTTTCTCAATATGATTTACAGAATCATATACCAGCTTTTAAAGAAATAGGTAGATTGATTTGGGTTAAAAGATTTGAGCAATGGTATAAATCAAATACAGATAATAGTGTTGTAATATCTGATGTTAGATTTATGCATGAAGCTGATTCCATTGTAAAAATGGGTGGGGAAATATGGAGAGTTGATAGACCAGGAATGAACGTTGGTGATTTCCACGCATCAGAAAAAGAAATGTTTGATATAAAATATAATCATTTAATAATTAATGATGGTACATTAGATGATTTATATTTTAAGGTTGATAATATTTTTATAAATGATATTGTATCAAAATAAAAATGGCTGGAATTTTTTCCAGCCATTTCTGTATAGTGTATAGATAATTCGATTATCTAAAGCTATCGATACCAAATGATACCACATTTCTAACTTTGATCACACCATAGTAACGGTTGTTAACCATTTTCTTAGCGTACCTTGTCATCAAACCTTTCACAGGAGCGAAAGTGAATGGGTTATACATTGTTGGTGTCAATTGCATTGGCACGTATGGAGCGTACACATAACCAGTGTCTAACAATGATGTACCTTTGTGTCCCATAAGGATTGTGTCTGCTGGGAAGTAAGGATCACGATAAACTTGGTAGCGACCACCTAAAGCACCGATTCTTTCGATACCCATGTTATATTTATCTTGCTCAGGAGCAGCGTTAGATACGTGGAAATATTCCAAGTCATCGAAGATAGCTGAAATTTCAGCAGAGCATACGATGAAGTTAGCACCACCTCTTAAAGTTGCTTTATGGATTTGAGCAGAAACTTGGTTGATAGCAGTCATCAAAGTTTGGTTCCATTCTTTTTGAGTATAGAATGCAGCGCTGTTTGATGTATCGATACCACGACCAGTAGAACCTTTATAATCCCATGCCAATCTCCAAGCAGCACCTCTACGTAAGTCACGCAAGATTTCTCTGTCGATTTCAGCAGCAACTTGTTCAGACAATAAAGCTGTCAATTCAGCTTCAGCGTCAATGTTGTGGAATGCACTAACATCTTGAGCAAGTTCTGGAGACCATTGTGCTCTTAATTTTCTTTCAATAACAGATACAGTTACTGATTTAAGCTCGAAGCTTACTTCACCCATATCATCAGCAAGTTCCAATGATTTGTAGATTTTAGCACCTACAGTAACGTTAGAAAGAGCTAATTTAGTAGTGTCATAGTTATAAAGCTGTACATAAGTGTAAGCGTTTGTACCGTTATCAGTCATTAACTGTAATCCGTACTTTTGAGTAGCGAAATTAAAGTCTAAAGCTGCACCAGCTGCAACACCACCGTAACCAGAAGTAGCAGTCAAACTTAATGTTGACAAGAATTCTTCAGCGTTTTCGAACAAATACTGACCAGGATTTTCACCTTGATAAGTAGAAGTAGACAAACCTAATGATGTCAATACTTGGTTAACTGTAGAAAGTGCAAATTGTACTTTTACAATAGCGCTTGCTGGAACTGATGATGTACCACCAGAAATATTAACTACGAATGGAGCTATTGGAGCAAAACCATCGTTTGGTTGAGAGTGACCCCATGGAGTTCTTGTGTATGCGAAAGTATGAGCAGTAGCACCAGAGTAAGAACCTAAGCTACCAGTGATAGCTACAGCAGCACCCTTAGATTTATCATACATACCATCTTCACCATAGAACGCATCGTAAAGATTTACGTTATCGCTGAAACCGTTACCACTATCCATTGCCATTTGGTTAGTACCAGTAGCACTGAACGCAGATGAACCGATTTTAGGTATGAAGTAGAACAATTTACCGATAGGTAAGTTCAACGCTTGTACCGAAACGATTTCGTTAGCTAATAATTTTGAGAATACTCTTCTCACGATTGGAAACACAACGGTTTCAAATGAACCCTCAACGCCTAAAGCAGTTGATTCGTTTAACATCCAAGAAGCTTGGTTCTCGAATAATTGAGCGACGTTTTCTTTAGCATGACCTTTAAGACCTTCTAAAAGACCTAAGTCATCCCATCTGTTGATTACATCTTCTCTTACAAGTTTCAAGTGGTTAACGCTCACGTTACCAACTCTACCTGATTCTAATAATGCACCCATTTTATTTGGTTTTTGTTTTTTGTTTTATTGTTATTATTATTGTATTTTATTTATTAAATCTTTCATTCTTTCAACCTGTGGATTCTTGTACACTGTAGATTCGTTAATCGAAGCTGAAGTGCTGCTGAAAGCAGGTTTGTCAAGAACTTTATTTTCAAGAATTGTAGCAGCAGATGTTGATTTCTTTGATTTAAATTGTTCTTCCAACGTAGTTGCTATGTTTTGAGATTCATTCAAAGTTTTTGCTTTGTCTAAAGTCGATAAAATTTGGAATTTTTCTTCTTTAGTTGTAGTGTTCTCTGTCATCAATTTAACAGCATATGTTAAATTGGTAGTGAATAACGAAACTTCTTGAAGTTGTGTTTTAAGAACTTTGATAGCATTCTTATACTCTTTCTCATTTGAAACAAATGATTCTTTAAGAGTTTTGAAAGCATCTAATTCTTGTTTGATTTTTTTGTTTTCTGCAACAAGAGTTTGTAATTTTTTTCTTGTGTTAACAAGTTTTTCTTGTAAGCCTTCTGATTGACCAGCTGGAGCAGCAGTATGAGTTTTTAAAAACTTAACTTTGCTTGTAGTCTTTACTTCATCCATGGTGCTTTCATCTTCTTCCTCACCTTCAGCTTCTTTAACAGCTTCATCTTCTTCTTCATCACCTTCTGCGATTTCGATTTCGTACATAACACCCTCATCTTCTTCAGATGCTTCATCCATTGCTGGTGCCATTTCGTCTTCTTCTTCACCAGCTTCATCTTCTTCTTCGCCAGCTTCATGATCCATTTCTGGGCTCATTTCACCTGGTTCTTCTTCAGATCCTTCTGGGTGGAATTTAATTTCGATACCGTCTCCTGTGCGAATAACTTCGATTTCGTCTGTAGGTTCCATAAGTTCAAATCTCTTTAGAACTTCTTTGTCTGATTTATCAGTTAGATCAATTACCTCGTCACCAGGTATTTCGTCACTTGGGGTGTCTTCAATGTCTGGTTTATCGGTCATTTCTTCTGAGTCAGAACCCATTTCTGAATCTAAGTCCATGCCATCTGTAGAGTCTGGATTCATATCTTCGATGTTTTCATCTTGTTCCTCATCACCCATTTCATCTAAACCCTTGTGAATAATTTCTTCCAATTCTTCTTTCAAGGTAGATTTCAATACGTGATTAGCATTTTTTTCTATAGCTTCTCTAATTTGTTGAACCTCATTTAGAGTATCAGCTAATATACTTCTTTTGCTCATATTTTATTTGTTTTAATAAAAACTATTATGCTTTCTTAGATATAAATATATTATATTTTTCAAAAAACCAATTTATATAGTAAAAACAATAAAAAAACCCCAAAAAATGTTATTTTTTTTGGGGTTTTATAAAAAAAAGTTTTTAAACTTTCTTAATCGTTGATCTCAACACCTTCTGGAAAGAATACTTGTTCGATCTTTGATTCAGTAACACTGAGGATTCTGAAGTCATCACTCATATTACTAAGTTGTGCAATTGCTTGTGTTTCAGCGTCAGTAACAGATACAGCTTTAAATAAATTTGTTTTCTTTTGCTTCTTCTGTCTTCCATTATCATCCGTGTAAATATCCTGGGATGAAACTAAGTACCAATAATAAGTTTTCATATTAAATATCTTTTTTATTACTACAATAATAGTAAATAAGATCCATAAAAACAAATTATCTGTTCAAAAATTTCTGTAGGTTCTTAAGAAAATCATTACCGTTGCTTGATTCTTCAATCTCATCTTTTTTATCTGGTAAAACCTCATCATATTTACCAAAATCATTTATATCTTGATAAAGATAGGAACCAGGTGTTGATGGGCTTGAAACAGCATCCCAACATATAAGTTCAAAATCATCTTGAACCATGTTTTTGCCGTTAACTTTCTTCAATGTACCTATACCTCTTGAAGATATACCAACGGTCATGCCATAGCTTAGATAATGAGCCAAAAGGTCACCATTACATGATATAATACCGCTTCTTCTATAACCGTCTGATACAAGTACCTCAAGCTTACCAATTAAAGCGTTACCTTTCCAAAAAAGATCAACTATTCTGTATGGTGAACCACCTTTAAGTGATATTGTTGATGAATCTGGGTGATCCATTTCATGAAAAGACGCATTCTTTCTTATAACATCTTTGTATATCTCAACTTGACGTTTGAGTATGTCTTCAGGGTAGATTCTACCATTTCTATTTTCAACACCATATTTCTGAAGTGTTGAATAATAGAATATTGGTTTAGTTAAATCAAGAGTTTCGTTTATGGTTCCCTCTTTTAAGAATCCTTTTGTAAATTCTTTTGAAATGAAACCAGCATCATGTTCTATTAGTAGTTTGAAAACACCTAATTCATTGTTTTCATTAATTCCAATATCACTATATTTCATTATTTATATTTTTAAAAGCCCACTTGAAACCACCAGCAGTTTTCTTCCATTTTCTATTATGAAGAACATCGCCAATAAGTTGTCTACTTATTTTTAAATTTTCTGAAGCATCTTTTATTGATGCCCACTCTTTAATAAATTTATTATTTATATCCAATTGTATTATCTTTTTATAATTGGATATTATGCATCTTTTTTTTCCATACATTGGATTTTTATTACCCAATCTTTGTTTAGAAAGCAATTCTTTTGTTTTAGTTGATGCTTTTTTTCCTATTCGTGCAAGCCTCATTTTTTCTATTGTTTCAGGACTAAAAGTTCTATTTTTCAATTTATTTGAAATTTTTTTATTAACCATATCACCCAAATTCCCACCAGAACCACCTTTAGCTTCATTTGTTAAATTGAACCCCCATGATTTAAATTGATTAATCCAATATATTTCATAAAAATTAATATCAACGGTACTTACAGAATCAATTATTTCTATAATTGGTAATTGGTTATTTTTTAAAAGTGAATTAATCCAATTATTTTTATGTGTTTTTCCCAGTTTTGCTTTTTTTATATGTTCTTTGAACCTGTTCTCTATAGATTTGGCTTTACCAACATATCTAACCAAGTTGGTATTTGGGTCTGTTAATGTATATATAAATCCTTCTTCACCCTCTTTTAATAGTTTTATAGCCATAATAAATATAATATTTCAATTATAAATATTTAAGATTGTATTAAAAGATGGTTTCAGTCATCATTTCTGCCAAACCCAATAGATTTTTCTATTATATTACCCTTTTTTATATCTTGTAGACTCTTTGCATAATCATTCTTGAATATGTATAATGATATGAATAATTCTTTAAGATGAGCCATGCTCAAGTCTTTCGTGTCCTTTGCAAGTTTTTTAAGGTCATAGATATCCTTATCTTCTTCACAAACCATTCTGGTGAAATATATTAACCTATCTTCATCTGTTGGTTTTTTTACTTCATATTTTTTATCGAAACGTGATGGTCTATTCTTTATCCTATCTGGTATTTCCCTTAAATTATTGGTTGTTGCAACATAAACAATATTTGATACGGAGTTTAGACCATCAAGGAAATTTAAAAATATTTCTTCACCATTATTTTCAATTACACCGTCAATATCCTCAATAATGCACAATATTGGTCTGTCTGGTTCAATTTTACGAATAAGTTTAGCTATCTCAATCCAGGTTTTTGGTGAATCAAAATATATGGAAATACCATCATATTTCTTCATTTCTTCAATCAAAAGATAAATCAGGGATGTTTTACCACCACCTGGATCACCATGCAAAATTATTCCTCTCTTAGTAGTAAGATTGTATTTTTCATAGTTCTTTTTACTATCCCAAAATTTCTTGATATCTGAGATAATTTCTTCGTGGGGTAACGAGGGTAATACAAAATAATCTTCAGATTTATATTCCATTTTAGATAATCCAAAACCATTTGCTTCAGTAAATACGATAGAATATAGGCCAGATGGTAATTTAGGTATACTTCTATAATTGAAGAAATAATCTTTATTATTAATAGAAAACCAGGTTTCCATGTTTTCGCCAATCTTAGATAGATCTGAATGATTTTCAATTATGATTTCATTAATGAGATTTTCATTTAGATCAATGTCCATATAATCGCTATTTATTACGTTCATTTTTTTTGGAGTTAAAATTGAATTTATTTTTTTGTAGTGTATTGATTATAACATTTGTTACTTCTTCAACCTTTTGATTAAGTTCTTTTGATGTGAATTTAGGTTTGATTTTGGGGTATAAAGTAACTTCGAGCAACATGAATGATTTCCTTTTTGGATCCATTCCTGATGCTCTTAAATCAAGATCAACAATAAAGTTTTGATTGAAAAAATTTGAATCAAGTTCATTATTGAGCGAAAGAATAACTTGTCTTCGCATTAAACGAATATAAGATTCGTAGCTTAAGGGTTCTTTTGGCTGAACCCAGGATTCAATATCTATGTATATTGAATTGAGTTTAAGGGCATCTATAGTCCCATATTTAACTCTGAAATTTGTGTTAGTAAATAACTTTCTTTCTTTGCCGAATTTGCAAAACATTTGATTTTAATCATTTTATTTAAATTTTTATTATTTAAAATAAAAGTAATAAAATAAAATGATAAAACCAAATTTTTTCTTATAGGATTGACTTTAAATCTAAAATTAATTCAATATTATTTACGTTAGCTTCCTTGGAAATAGCTTTAAGTTTTTTCTTAGCCTCCACCAATTTAACTACAGCTTCAGTTTCTTTCTTAGATTCAATGATTTTGTTATCCAAAAGTTCTTGTGTTTCGTTAATCAAATTGGTATAATATTCATTAACTTTAGTTTTATCATTTTCAGCTAAAATACTTATAGCTTCGACTTGGGCTTCACTTAAGGTATTTAAATTTTCATTAATTTTATCAGCATTATTGATAAGATTGATCAAATTTTCATTGTTTTTGGTTTCATTAACTAATGAGTTAATTAACGCCACTTTATATTCAACTTTGTTCTTTAAAGATAATTTATCGTTGAAGGCCAATTCATCTAAGTAAAAATATCTTGAGTTTTTAGGTAAATTTTCATATGTTTCAGTCAAAGTCTTTAAGTCATTTAATTTAGACTTGTCATATGATTTTAACTGATTAATTGATTCATTTACAAATTCTCTTGCAATAACCTCATTATCAAAATGAATATTCTCATATAAAGAATATATGTTATATATTTGTTTTAGATCTTTAGATTCTTTAATTGTTTTCATAAACGCATTGAATCCTTTTTTGAAGTCTTTTTCTCCTTTCTCAAGATAGACTTTTTCTAAATTATTGATAATATTTTCTTTAAGTAGACCGAACATATTTGATTGTTTTAAATAAATATTTGTTTTTTTGGTAAAAGGTTTTATTCGTTTAACATTTTGTCAATATCATCCAAAGTTTTGGAAATATTTTCACTTATTGACTGTCTTCTATTCAATAACATCCTTTTTACCATATTTTCTTGTAATTGTGTTTCTTCACCTGGCGTACCTGGCATTGGGGTTTCAGCCGTGCCAGCCTCTGGTGCAGCACCAGCTTCTGGTGTTGTTTCCGTTCCACCAATTTCAGGGGTTGTTCCACCTTCGAGTGGTGCTGTGAAATCTTGAGCTACACCACCACCTGTTCCGCCGCCTGGAGGAGTTTCTTGTTGTTGGTTTTCAGCAGGCGCTTGTCCCATATTGTTAGGATCAATCTTGTATAATTTATACAAATCTCTAAACATACCTGTTTGTTTGATTGTTTCACCCAACATTTTAAGTTCTTCAGAGGCTGCTTTTTCCACAACTTGTCTTTGAACATCAATTTTAATTTCATCATCACTGAATCCAAGAATTTCTTTCTTAGCCCAAGTTTGTGATACAGGCCCAAAACCATTACCAAGATCTGTAACAGCGTCTTTGTAAAGTTGTATTTTAGCTTGCCAGTTAGTGATTTTAAGCATGTCTGCTTGGGTGGAAGGATTAGATAAAGATAGAGTAAAATTATGTAAATCATCCTCATAACCTTTAACATAAAGGTGGATGATTGCCATTTTATTTAACTCTTGTATTATAGATCTTTGTAATCTATAAACAGCTCTTGCAAAACGTATATCAAGAATGGATAGGTTTTTACCGTCACCAACAGCTTGATCAAAACCTAAGAACGTTTTAGGGATTCTTAGAGCAGCCAACATTTTATTTTGAATGTATTGAATATCAGCTATTTCCCCAAGATTTTGAGCTCCTGGTAATGTTTCAATTGGCATTGGTAATTGAGGGTCTCTGGTTGGGATAAAAAAGTCTTGATCCACGGCCATAGCATTATATCTGGTATCTTGTTGTCCGTTTGATGAGTTTACCAAATTTGATCTTTTGAAGTTATTAGCGACTTTATCTACGTAAGCATCGATGTCTTTTTCATCCATATTACCTACATAAACTTTGTAAACACGTCTTTCTGGGGCTCTGGTAACACGATAAACAAGCATAGCGTCTTCGGCTAAAAGTAATTGTTTCCAAATTCTTCTAACTTTTTCGAGCATACTTGTACCATAAGGTAAACGTCTATCATCACCCATGAGTCTGAAGTGAGATATCTCAAATGAGTTGAAATCAAGTTGTTTTTCCTTCCAAAAGAATTTAACATTCTTTTCTTTTTGGAAATCATCCATACTCATAACTTTTGAGAAACCTGGTTCAGCTCTTGTGATTTCGATGTTTGGTAATTGTGTTACACCCACAATACCTTTACCTGGAATAACCTTGTTATATAAAAAATTATCACCATATTTGCATAGGTTTCTTGCCCAGCTGGTGATAACTGAATTGATATCGATTACATTATCAAAAAGGTCTGTTAATTCGTCTTTGATACGATTACTTTCCGAATATACTGTTAGAATTTTACCACTTTCATTAGGTGTTGTTGCCTCCTCAGAAAATATATCAAGCGCAGCAGCAATTTCTGGAGTATTATGTGAAAATATTGTATCTGTTGCAAAATTTTTATACCCTGGTACTGTCAAATCATATACTGGTATAACTTTATATGGTTCAATAGATTTAATTTTATGATTCAGAACATATTGTTCACCTTTAACGGTTGCTGTTGAGTATTTAGATAACTCTATACTATATGCATGACAAAATGTTTTCCAGTCTTTATATCCAGCCATCATTATTTCTCTTTGTAATTTTGTGTGAGAAATATTTAACTCTTTCGCCGTACCTTTAAGTGTTTTAATTTTTTTTGCTGTTTCAATAATTAAATCAAAAGGTATTTTAAAATAAGCTGGATTATTCTTACCACTTCTTGCACCATTCCATTTGTGTTTATTATCTGTTCTTTTACTTATTTCAAGCATTTTTGCTCTATATTCCTCATTTACCCAAAGCTTACTATTATTTAATCTCGCATGGTATGCTCTATGCTCAGATATTTTCATAATAGATAAATTTTCAGGGGAATTGTTTTTACCATTAAAATCTATATGGTGAACCTCTTCATCTTCATTAATTTTAGTCTCATAGAACCACTCAGCAATTAAATTGTGTTCAGATACCCAACCATTATAACCTTCTAATGAATTACAAGTATAAACCCAATTATATTTTTGGTTATTATAAAAAGATTTTCTATAGAAAGGCATCATAGAATCCCCTTCTTTTAATTCTGAAATTTTTGAAAAACTACCATCTCTTTTCATTAATTTATGGTCAAAAGTACCAATAATATAAGAATCATCGTCAAAAATAACCTTATATGTCACTTCATCTCTTGTATGGTGTGCGTTTTTAGCCCATGCTGGTACAACTTTTTTAGTATTATGGTCATAGGAATAAACAATAAATTCATTCTCCCTACCCTTTTTAGCTAACTCTTCTATGGTTATGAATCCGCTTGGTGTTGCTATTTTAGTCTCTCCAGCCAAACAAAACTCCATTGCTTCGTAATCATAATATGATGCGATTCTGGTTGGTTCGTAATAAACAGCTTTTTGATATAATTCGTTATCAATTTTTTTCCACTGATTCTGTAAATAGATGACCTGCTGTGCCTCAAGTCGTTTCATTTCGAGTTCCTGATCGTCAAGATTCTTGAATGAATTTGGGTCAATGGTATATTTAGGTGATTCTAATTCATTACCTAAAACTTTATTTAATTTTTGAAATACTGTAAAATTTGCCATATGTTTAGATTATTCAACGTATCCACATTCGAATACTGGGTTATGTACTTGGCGTTGTAATTTAATATTCCATTGTGCGTCATATGCATAATTTACAAATGGGTCATCATAATTAGAACAAACCAAAGTAGCCTTTTTATTTACGTTTGTAGCTTCACTTTTTGTTGCACTATTAACGCTTTGTCTTACAGCACCTGCTGTGTTAAACCTTGAAAATAACTGTCTACTCATAGTTTTTAATTTTGAGGGTTATATTTATTAATATTACCAAATAACCAAGAAAAGTCACGAGTATTTTGTAATATTTCTTCTTTATTACTATAAATACCCTGATTATCATAAATTTTATCGTTACTGACTAACGTATTAATATCATTTATCATATTTGCGGCTGTTGATTGGATGCTATTAGTTTGAACTTTCCAACTATCTAACATAGCTTTTGTTGTAGAAGTATTTTCAGATAATCTTTTGAAAGAGGTATTTGCGACAAACAAACACATACCCAAGGCCATGATAAGGTCATCATGTGAACCTTTCATATGATCAGGTTTACCGTTCTTGAATACAAATTTTTTCAATTCGTTTATTAATCTAACACTTCTAATTTTAAACCCACCACGACATACAGCTTCTTCGAGAGCCTGTACTATTTGTACACGTCTATTTTTTGAAGCAAAGTTGATTCCAGGTGTTTTGTCTGAGTCCGCACCATAAAATAATGTTAAATCGTTATCATCATCGTAATGATAAAGTTTAGATGGAAAATTCATTTCCTTCAGCTTATTGATTGCGGCTATACCCATACCACCAGTTATATCGAAAGTGGTTAATGCATTATACATTTTACTATATTGCTCAACAATTATCGCAGCAACGTCAGGTGGAACCTTACCATGGTATTCAAGAACTTGTTCAAAAGTATCAAAATCGATAATACTATATCCAGTAGCGTCCTCGGAATCTCCTCTGGATACGTCAAGGGCACCAATGTATCTGTGACCTTCCTCAGGATATTTCCATATCCATAATGTACTATCCCATCTTGAATCTTTAATTATTGGGTCTTGTACATTTATTTGTAATTGTTTTTCAAGTATTGCCGCATCAATTACGTTATCACCAGAACCAATAAAAGCACAATTATGAGATAATATATTATTAGTATAATATATATTACCACCATCCACTTCTATTAAATCATAAACATCTGTAAATTCATCAACAGGTGTAATTGAGATTACTATTAATTCATCATGAATACCTTGTAATTTATCACCAATTTTAATATCTTTAGCTAAAATTTCAACATTGTTAATAACAAAAATGTGATTGGGTGTTATACCTATTTCTTCACCGTTATTAAATGATATTTTCAAATAGGTTTTTTTTATTTGTTTTATTGCATAAAAATCTTTAAAACCATTTGGTGTTAAGACTTCATATTCAGTATTTAATTTAATATTCATTTCTAATAAACGCCAAACATTTTTCGATTGTGTCTTCGTTTTTGTTTGTTCTATTATAATCTTTTTCGTTAAGTATTAAAAGATTTAATTTATTTTTTTTATAAAACACATTTCGTAATTCATCCAATTCTTTTCTATTTTTATGCCAATATTCACCATCATATTCTATGACAAAATCACCACATTTAAAATCAATAAAAAAACAAGAATTACCGTTTTTTAAGAAATATTCATGATTTAGTTCTTTAAAATAACATTTATTTTTTTCATCATCTGTTAATTCTTTATAAATTAACCAAAATATTTCTTGTGAAATTTTAGAATATTTTACACCAATTAAATTAGTTAGATTATTAATTCTGTTTTCTTTAACATTATCATATTTTAATGTACCATTTAACTCGCCATATTTTTTAATATACCAATCTTTACTGCCAACTTTTTTATTTTTAATTCTCTCACGATCCAATTTATAGAAATATTCCCAATTAGATGAGTACTTAGTTTTAAACCAGTCAATATTTGGGTATTTAATTTTTTTTGTATTAAAACAATTTAAACAGTATTCATTAAAATAACCTTTTTCATAATTAAATGATGTTAAATTATTTAAACATTTTTTACATTTTATTCTTTCTATATCACCACTATCTTTCACTAAAAATAAAATTCTGATAGAAAATTTATTATTATTTTTATTTAAATCATTCAGAGATTTGGTATACTCATATATAGAATTATATAAAACACTATCATTTTTTATTAGTGTTCTGTTTTTTGCTCGACCCAATAACGATAAATAAAAATCATTTTCTTTTAATATTTTTATTGTTTTATCTTTATCATAAATATCACTTGTTATTTTTGCTTTTGATGTTATCCAACCTTTTTTTGTTTTATTAATTATTTCCATAATAATAAATAGTTTAAATTTAATCAGAAGTTAGAGTCTACTATTTAAATCTTGAATCAATATATTCTCAATAATACCAGTATTTTTATTCCTAATAGTAACCATTGTTTGACCTATAACACAATTCAACTCTTGGTTGATCATTCGTTTATTTAAGTTCATATCACGACACATATTCTCAAACCATTGTGAATGTGGTTGATAACCTTGTGTTATATAATTCATGATTTGTTTATATAAATCAGGCTTAACGACACCATTTACTTCAGCTGGAATAATGTCTGTGAGAATCTCTTCATTTTTTTCTGCCTCAGGTTTTTGAATCCAGTTTATAATATCATCGGTTTTTATCATTTTTAAACCTTTGTTATATCTTGGATCTTCCCACCATTTGATCGCTGTAATTTTGAATTTGTTTGTACCGTCAACAGAACCTTCATAAGCTTCGTAGTATATTTCATCCATACCATTAGGTGTTGAGATAAGATATACTTTACCACCTGTTGAAACTGAGGCCAGACATGCTGACCATAATTCTTGACCACCCTCAATGAACGCACCCTCATCCAGAATCATGATTGTTGGTGTGTAACCACGCAAGGCATCTTTAGATGTTGCAACCGCTTTGATTTCAGAACCATTTTTAAACTTAACGTGTTTAGAGGCACCCTTTGTAAAATCAATTTTACCCTCTTTATTAAATGTTCCGATATTTGTCAACAACCAATTAGGTGATTGTTTAATAAAGTCGGTTATCTTTGTAAGAAACTCTATTGCCGTTTCTTGCTTATTAGCAAGAATCAATATTCTTTCAGGGTTTTCAGCGTTTGCCATTACCGCTTTAACCGCCGCATAAGCAGCAGTTACAGTTGTAATACCTGCTTGTCTGTATTTTAAGACAATGTTATACCTGTTAGCTTCATAGTTTCTTATGAGCTCTTTTTGTCTTTCGAATAATTTGAATGGGACATAACTTTCCCTTGTTTTATCGAATGTTACATAGTAATTTTCAATAACATAACATGGGTCAGCAACACATTTACTATACTCAATTAATAATTCTTTTTTATCCATATATTATAATAATATATAGATAAATAGTTAATGTAAAGACTAAATGTCAAATTGCGAGAAGTCGACTTCTGGTAAATCCTCGTCAGAATCTTTATTTAATTCATATTCTGAGATCTTTTCTAATATATTGTATGTAATATATTTAACCTTTTTTTCAGCAGATTTTGTGTCATTTAAAACATCATAGAAGAAATTAATAAACTCATCCGCTGGCAGTTTGAACACGTCACGTATGATTAGTTTTTTTATATGATAATCTGATGGATGAATTAATTCATGAAATTTAACCCATAGTTCAGGGCCAATTCTGATACCCCACATTTCGTCACGTACAACGTCACATGTTTCGATAACTTGTTTTGCAATATCTTTATCTTTTGGGTAACCTTGAGTTGCGAGTAATTCAATTACACCTTTAACCATTTCATGAACAAGTATAGGAAAAGAAAACGCTTTTGCTTCTATTACAGGAATATCACCATCAAAATTCAATTTAACATATGATGATGTTTGGTCGTTTTCAATGAAGTTATTAAAATCATCATCTGACATCATGTAATAAAGAATATCGTTAGATAGTACTATTTTTTGATAACTATCTACTATTCCTGGGATTAAATCATTCAATTTATCACCAGCTAAATGAAACATAAAGTGACCTTTTTTTGCGGCACCCTGACATAGAGAATTAACAATTCTTCTTTTTACAATTTCATCTTTTATATTATCTGGTATATCACTTTCTGATTCAAAATCAAATTTATCTTCAGAATTCATACCTTCAGGAAAATTAGTTGTTGGTGTATCCAAAATTTCAAGGTCAAACAATAATTCAGATTTATCCAAATTATATTCAGACCTAACAATTTCTTCAGCAATTTTGATTAATTCGGTTCTGTGGGATTGTTCTAAACTCATCAATTGATGACCACCTAAACTGGCTTCCATCATAATATTTATAGGTTTTATTTCATTAATTTGACAATTATGTGTACGACAATATTCGTCAATTAAAAACTTATATCTATCTGAAGCAAGTAATTCTTCTTGATGAGAATTTTTATCATTATCGGAATAGATTGGCAAATTACCTAAAGGATGTTTTCTTGATGATAGGTTTGAGATATTTTTAGGGTGAATGAAATTTGGGTAACCCTCAATTTTGATACCAGATTTACGCATAAAAAAAGCCTTGTTTTATTAGACAAGGCAAATTTAATAAATAATTTTGGAAAAACCAAATATTTTTAAGCTTTTGGAGCTGGGTCAACACTTGGTTTTTCAATGTTAATCTTACTCGGATCTTGTGTTGGTGTGATCGTGGGAGTAATTGTTGGTGTAGTAATCGGAGCGTTAGCTGTTAAATTTTTCATCTTTCTTTGATTTTAAATATGATATAAAATCACCTTTTGATATTGTTGGGATTTCATTTTCAGCAATAATACTAAACATTTTAGAATTTACCAAATTTTCAGATAACATTTTTTCTTTCATACGAATCAAAGCGTTTAATGCTTCAGGAAATTTATCAAAATCTAATAGTTTCATTACTTGAACAAACTCACGGTCACTTAATAATTCGTTTTTTCTATTATTACTCAAGTTGTCAAAATATGGGTATTCTTCTTTAGCCACAGGTTTCATTGGAAATAATGAACCTTGTATATCTTTCTTTTGAATAATTGTTGGTGGTTCTTCTTGCTCAGAGCCGAAATAATATTTAAAACCAAACATAGATTTTAATAAGTCATTGATATGGTCTTCAATTTCATATCTTCTTGTTGGTTCCTCACTGTCATCCTCATTTTCCATTACAGGTATGCTATCAGCAGCCATATCTTTCATTCCCATAGGTGTTGATGCAGCACCGATTGGAGGTACTCCAGCTTCAGGAACACC